TCAGGCGATCTGCCTGCCGAACCAGACCACGCGGCCTATCACTTCGAATTCGCCGCCGGCGCCGGCCAGATCGACAGTGAAAGCCTCGTACAGCGGATTGGCGCTCTTGACCTGCAGCGCGCCGCCCGGCAGGCGCTGCAGCTGCTTGACGAAGATGTCGTCGCCGATGCGGATCACGAACAAACCCTCGCCGGGATTGCGCTCGGCGGTGTTGATCAGGATGGTGTCCCGGTCCTCCAGCACGCCGCTCATGCTGTCGCCCTTGACGCTGATCACCGCCAGATCCAGCGGCGAAGCGTTCAAATAGTTCTTCACCCAATAGCGCCGGAACGCCATATAGAACATAGCCTGCTCGCCCGCCGCGCTGGTTCCAAATCCAGCCGAAGCCTTCAAGTTATAACGCGGTATAAAACAGAACTCCTCGTGCACGCCGGCCGGCACGAAGTATTCGTCCCGCGCCGACGCCATCTGCGCGGCCTGCGACAGCGCTTCCGCCTCCGCCGCATCCGCGCCCGACTCGTCGCGCATGACGCCTTCGCCATGCAGCAGCCACGGCAGGCGGCAGCCGCTGCTGGCGGCTATCTTCTGCGCAGTGGCCAGCCGGGGCACGCCGCCCTTGTACCACATATTGGTGAAAGAGCCTTTGTTGATGCCCATGCGCGCGGCCCAGGCATATGGTTTTTCGGCGCCGATCAGCACCTCCAGCCGCTGTTTGAAATCTGACGTCTGCAGCGAATTATCCATTTGGAACCCCATCAGTCATTCATACCTCAGGACCGACCTCTCAGATTACTATTCCCTCGTCATTCCATCAAGTAGAACTGACATACGTAGTGACACTTAGTCGCTTGTTCGGTTCCAAATGTCGGACTAGAATGGCGACAAGATGACATTTGCAGTTCTACTTGTGTATAAATAACGCTTTGTGTTTATAAAATATCCGGCAAAATAAGACTGAGTTCCAAATTACTCGCCCTATCGCCCAAGGCTGGCAGCGCTTCGCGATACTAAGCAAATTGTAACTTATTTAGAACTTCATGTCTCCCAAAGCCGTTTTAGCCTTTCTGGAGCCTCGTGATGAACACCCATACGCAATATCCCGCCCTGCCTTCCACCATGCAACTGGTCGCCAAGCTGATCGGCATGCCGCGCACGCTGCAACTGGTGCAGGCGCTGGGCGGCACCACCCTGCCGTTTTCCAAGAACCAGAGCCGCGCCGGCCAACTGCGCTTCGCCGCGCTGGTGGATGTGATAGGCCAGGACGCGGCGGAGCAGCTGACCCACCATTTCGGCGGCGACATCCTGTACATCCCCCGCTGCAGCCAGGCTCTGCGCCAGGCGCGCAACCAGCAGTTGATCCGCGATTTCGACGCCCTGCTGGCCGATGGCCTGGGCGCCAACGAAACAGTCAGCGTGCTGGCGATGCGTTACCGCCTGAGCGACCGCATGATCTGGCGTGTGTTGAAAACCCCTCCGGCGCCGAGCGAGGTGCATTGATTCCTTGACCACGCTTTAGGAGAACCCGCATGGCCAGCCGCGCCATTTCCGATCTGCATCCGCAACTGCAACCGCTGGCCGAAACCTTCTTGCGACGCTGCCGCGATCATGGCGTAGACCCGCTGATCGTCTGCACCTGGCGCTCGGCCGCGGAACAGGACGCGCTTTATCAGCAAGGGCGGAGCAAGCCTGGCGCCATCGTCACTTATGCCCGCCCCGGCGAATCCGCCCACAACGACATGCTGCACGGCAGTCCCGCCGCGCGCGCCTTCGACGTCGTGCCCCTGCTTGGCGGCAAACCCGTCTGCGAAGCCGACCATCCCCATTGGCAGACCATGGGCGGCATCGCGCTGAGCCTGGGCCTGTACTGGCATGGCCAGCTGGATGCCCCCAATCCCGACTTCCCGCACTTTCAACTGTCACTGGAGCCCTGAAGCATGCATCTCGCCGATCTGCTATGCAGCCCGCACAGCCGCCGCATCAGTCACAGCCGGCTGTGGGCCAACGTGGCCTGCGCCGCCGCCACCGCGATGTTCGTCCGCGACGGCTGGCGCGGCGCGCTGACGCCGGACATCTGGGTGATCTATCTAGGCGTGGTGGGCGGCTATTCCGCCTCGCTGCGCATGATCGCCGCCTATCGCGACAAAGGGCAATCGTCATGATGCCGCTCCCCGCCTGGCGTCTTGGCGGCTGCCTGCTCCTGCCCATCCTGGCCGCCGCCGCCGGCTATGCCGCGGGCAGCGCCCACAGCAACCATTACTGGCAGGCGCGGCTGGCAGCCAGCGTCGCCGGATTTCAAGCCGAGCGCAGCCAGCAATTGCAGCGGCAACAGGCTGCCGCGCTGGCGCTGCAACAGCAATGGCGGCAGCGCACAGACCGGCTGGAAGGCCAGCTGCTGGACAAACAACAGGCGCTGCTGACGCTGCAGCGTCGCAACGCGCAAAGGATAGACGATGTCGCCCGCAACGATGGTCCCCGCTTTACTGGCCTTGGTCCTGACAGCCTGCGCCTCTACCGCCAGCTCCTCGGCTACCCCGCCGAGTTGCCCGGCGCCCAGCCCCTATCTGCTGGCGCTGCCGCCCAAGCCGCCGGCGCCGATGGCGGGCTACCGCCACCCGACCTCCTCGCCCACGCCGCCGACTACGGCGCCTGGTGCGGCGAACTCGAGCAACGCCTCATCGCCTTGAAACAACTCTACTCCCGACAGGACCCCCAACCATGAGCGACTTCTTCGATCGCGCCAGCGAGCTGGAAACCGAATTCCGCGAGCAGGCGCTGGCCCGCCATTTCCAATCCTTGCACAGCAGCGGCTACAGCCACTGCGAGGACTGCGGCGATCCCATCCCCGCCGCGCGCCGCGCCGCCATGCCCAGCAGCACGCGCTGCGTGATCTGCCAACAGCTGGCCGAGCGATGAAAGGTTTCACGTGGAACACGACAACCTGATGGCCCTGGGCCGGATAGAAGGCAAGCTCGACATGATCGTCGCCCACCTGGCCAAACAAGACAAAAAACTGGAAGAGCTGGACAGCCGCCTGCGCGATGTGGAAGTCCAAGCCGCCAAGAGCGGCGCGCTGTCGGGCGCCCTGTCCGCCCTGCTGGTCACCCTGGCCGGAGAATTTCTCAAGCGCTTGGTGCATTAAGCCACATCCCTCCCCCCTCCCTCCCGCAACCTTAACCAAGGAGCATCTCATGTCCCAAACCACCATCTGCATCAAACCACAATTGCAATTCAACTTAGTCGGCCATGAAGACGCTGCGGCCTCCTCTGATGGCAAAGGCGCGCAGTTTCAGATGAGCGCCGGCTGCTGCGGCCAGGAGGGAAGCGTCGCCGCGCAAGGCGTGCCTAGCGGCGCCATCATGCACTTTGCCATGGAAAAAGCGCCCGAAGGCTGGTTGAAGGCGGATGGCAAGGCCTATGCCAAGAAAGATTACAGCGCGTTGTTCAGCGCGATCGGCGACGTGTACCGCGAAGCGAAGAACACCGATGACGCCATGTTCAATGTGCCCGATTTGCGCGGCGAATTCATCCGCGGCTGGGATGATGGTCGCGGCGTCGACCCCGCCCGCAAGAACGGCAGCTTGCAGAAGGGCACGCTGGTCGTCGCCAATGAATATTTCAGCGACAACGAGCTGTACAACATCAGCACCAATATCGGCACCGGCCAAGCCGTGGCAGGCACTGCCGCGTTTGGCGCCGACGCGCCGGACCTGGCCGGCTACCCAGGACTGGAGCTGCACTATATCACCGGCAATAAGGGGGTACTGGGCAACTACACCAGCTCGGTGGGCGCCGCGCGTCCCCGCAACCTCGCCATGCTCGCCTGCATCAAAATCTGACCCCGCACTGACAGCCCTCACCTAAGCCGGCGCCCCCTCCCGCCGCATACTTTCCCCATCCCACATTCTCCAAGGAATGATCATGTCCATGCTGATCACGCTGCAAACCGCCATCGCCGACCGCCTGCGCCAAGGCATGGGCCAGATGGTGCGCGAAGTGGCGGCCGACCTAGACGAAACCGGCCTCTGCGGCCTGCAGCTGGCCCACGGCGACTACAGCAGCCGCCTCACGCCAGGCCAGGCCAGCCCCACGATCAACCCGCAGGCGCTGGCCCGCCTGCCGGCGCTGTGGACCGTGGCCGGCGGCATCACCTCCAGCCAGCCGCAATCCAGCCAGCGCCTGCGCTACAAGGCTAACGCGCTGTTCACCGTCGTCGTGGGCGACCGCCTGCAGATCGACGCCGCCTACAAGGGCGCTGGCGTCTGGCAGCTGGTCTACGCGGCGCGCCGCCTGCTGGCCTCGCAGGACTTCGGCCTGGCCATCAATCCGCTGCTGCCGGAAAAAGTGCGCCCGCTGGGCCAGGCGCCGCGCGACGGCCAGCCGTGGAGCCTGGTGGCCTGCGACTTCAGCACTTATTGGCTGGACGAGGCGCTGGACAACGGCCACTGGCCGGCGCCGCAAGGCGACGCCGATCCGGACGCGCTGTTCCGCGCCTTCGGCGGCCGCTTGGAAACCCCTGCCCAGCCGGCGCAAAGCGTGCAGCTGAATTACGTCCCTGCCGGCGCCGCCGGCGTCAAGGCGCAAGACACCGTCAACGCGCCCAAGTCCTGACGCTCGCATTCCCCTCGCCGCGCCGCCCGGCGCGGCCACCTTCCCAACCGCCACACCAGGAGCCTTTCCTCATGGCCAGCCCCAACATCAGCTTCGACCAGATTCCGGCCTCGATCCGCAAGCCGGGCAAATACTTCGAGTTCAACACCAAACTGGCGGTGCGCACGCTGCCGGGCAATCCGCAGCGCGTGCTGGTGATTGGCCAACGCCTGACCGACACCGCCGCCCAACCGGCGCTGGCCGCGCTGGACGTATTCAGCGACGAGCAGGCCGCCCAGGCCTTCGGCCGCGGCTCCAACGCCCACCTGATGGCGCGCGCCGCCATCAACGCCAACCCCTACCTGCAACTGACCGTGATCGGCGTCGATGACGCGGCCGCCGGCACCGCCGCTTCCGGCTCTGTCACCTTCAGTGGTCCCGCCGCCGCAGCCGGCGTGCTGAGTCTGTTCATCGGCGCCGTCCGCGTCGATGTCGCCGTCGCCGCCGGCGATGACGCGTCCAAGATCGCCGCCAGCGCCCAGGCCGCCATCGCCAAGCTGAGCGACCTGCCGATCGCCGCCTCCGCCGCCAAGGAAGTGCTGACCTTCACCGCGCGGCACAAGGGCAGCATTGGCAACGCCATCACGGTGAAAGCGCAAGAGCAGATCGCCGGCGTGGGCGTAACTCCGGTCCAAGCATTTCAACTGAAGGGCGGCGCCGGCGATCCGGACATCGCCCCGGCCCTGGCAGCCGTGGCCAGCGGCGGCCACCAGATCATCGTCAGCCCGCTGGTCGGCGACGCCGCGCTGACCGCGCTGCGCACCCACTTGGACTTCGTGTCCGGCCCGCTGGAGCAGCGCGGCGCCATCGGCGTGATCGCCAGCACCGGCGCGCTGGCCGACGCCGCCGCCCTCTCCGCCAAGCTGGACAGCGGCCGCATCACCGCCGCCTGGTACCGCGGCTCCGCCAAGCTGCCGGCCGACATCGCCGCCGCCTACGCCGCCGTGATCGCCAGCGAGGAAGATCCGGCCCGCCCGCTGAACACGCTGGAAGTGCCGGGCCTCGACGTGGCGGACCTGGCCTCCCGCACCACCCGCACCGAGCAGGAAAACGCGCTGTACAACGGCGTCACCCCGCTGGAAGTGGCCGCCGGCAACCGCGTGCAGATCGTCCGCGCCATCAGCACCTACACCAAGGACGCGCAAGGCGTGGACGACGTCTCGCTGCTGGACATCACCACCATCCGCACCCTGGACTACGTGCGCAAGTCCTGCCGCGAGCGCATCGCCCTGCGCTTCCCGCGCGAAAAGCTGTCCGACCGCACCCCGTCCAAGGTCCGCTCCGAGCTGCTGGACGTGCTGTACAAGCTGGAAGAGCTGGAAATCATCGAACAGGTGGAAGCCAACAAGGCCGGCCTGATCGTGGAACGCGACCTGCAAGACGCCAACCGCCTGGACGCCAAAATCCCGGTGGACGTGGTCAACGGCCTGCACGTGTTCGCCGGCCGCATCGACCTGCTGCTGTAAACCGGCGCGGCGAAGCAGCCTGCGTTGACGGCCGCCTCGCTCCTCCCTCTCCCATCCGCGCGCTCCCCGCCGGCCAGGCCTCCGCCTGGCCAGCCCATCCCGAATCGAAAAGGAAAGTCTCATGGCTTTGAAAGAATACGCAGGCTCCATCGTCCTGGAAGTGAACGGCCAGGAAATCGACGTCATCGACCTCAACGTCGGCAGCCGCACCGGCCGCAAACTGGTAAAAACGATGAACTCCACCGGCCGCGCCAAGGGCTTCGCCCGCGGCATCACCGAATACGACCTGGCCGTCACCGTGTCCATCCCGCTGACCGGCGACCTGGACTGGGAAGCGATCGAAGGCGCCAAGCTGACCGAATTCCCGCTGGCCCCGGGCGGCAAGCGCACCAGCTACCTGGACTGCTTCACGCTGGAGGTCGGCGAGAAGTACGGCGTGGAAAACGAAGCGCGCCGCGATATCAAGCTGATGTCGTTGCGGAAGGTCACGGAGTGATCCCTCTAAGTCGTTAACCCGCGCCGCCTGCGACTTAGCGGGCGGCGCGCACCAACAGGCAAGCTGCGATGACACAGAAGACCCACCCGGCACGACACGGCAAAGCGAATGCGGGATTCGATCTCGTCCAACACGCCTTGTCCTTCCAGGGAAAGGACAGAATCACTGGGTTAACCGACGCCCAAACCCGCGCTTACGCATCTGCTGTCATGCAGAAGGAAAGCGCCGGCAAGGTTGATAGCGACAATAAACAGGGTTACTACGGCCAATACCAGTTTGGCGCGGAAGCCCTGGTGGAAACCGGTCTGGTCGATCGCGAAAAATATAATGCCGCCATCGCCGCCGCCAAGAAGGAATACGGCAAAGATTGGCGCAAGCAGTGGTATGCGAAGAATACCGGCTTGCACGCCAAATTCCTGGAAGACGAATCCAATTGGAAAATCTCAGGCGGCCTTAAACACTATCTTGGCGATAAAGCGCTGCAAGACGCCAAATTCGTCGAGTACACCAATAAGCAAATCCAGCAAGGCATCCGCTCGAAAGCGATCAAACCCGATGACTCCGCGGAAAGAATCGCGGCATTCGCCGGCGCTGCGCATTTGAAAGGCGTGGGCGGCGCCAGCGCGCTGTTCAAGCAGCATAAAGAAACGCGCGACGGAAATGGCACCTCCACCGCCGAGTACGCGCAACGAGCACAAAAAGCCATCAACAGCTTGGCGCCACAAGTGGCACAAGCCATGCAAGGCGGCCAGGCCGCCGCGCCGGCCCCACAGGCAGCCCCTCCCGCCAAGACGCAGAATGGCGCCGGCACTGGCGCGGCGCATCCTCCCGCACCCGCCCTCCAGGCGAGCCAACCGCATGCCAGCGCCGCCATGGCCAAACGCACCTCCCCGCCTGAGGCCTCAGGCCCGGCTCCGGACGGACAAGCGATCTTGAATCAAAGGGGAAGATTCGACGGCTACCAATACAAACTCGGCGGCAACGGCGAGAAAGACGCCAAAGGCGTCAAGCGCATCGACTGTTCCCACTTGGTCAACCAGGCGGTAAAGGGCGCGGGCTACGCCATTCCGTACCAGACCACGGCCGACATGGCCCACTCCAAATACTACGAGGAGGTCGACCCGAAAGACGTCAAGCCGGGCGATATCGCGCTGTGGCGGGGCGGCAAGAACCATACCGGCATCGTCGAGAACTACGACGCCAAGTCCGGCAAGGGTAATTTCTTCGGCGCCCAGTCGACCAAGGGCGCGTCGAGCGCCAAGTTGGGTTCGGGCTATTGGGGCAAGCCGCAGAAATTCCTGCGGCCCAAGGCGGAGTACCTAAAGTCCTCTCCCGCCTCTCCGGCTCAAGCCCAGGCCGAAGCCACCCCGCCTAAGCCAGCTGCGCCGAAACCTGCAATGTCTAAGCCTGGCGCGCACCAAACGCCGGTCGGCCAAAACACGGCTCCCGACAAGGTGCAAAAGCTGCTGAAGACCGAAGGCACGACCCGCATCTATCAGATGGCCGACGGCACAATGCAAACGCGCAGCGGCGGCACCGTAGCCTGGCGCAACAACAATCCGGGCAACCTGAAGTTCGGCTATGCCGGCAGCCATGACAAGACTGACCACAGCAAGCGCAGCAAAACGCGCGCGCTGGCCGACGCGCAAAAACGCTATCAAGGCGTAGTCGATCTGGACCAGTGGGGCAATGCCATCTTCGCCGACGAGAAAGCGGGGCGCGCAGCCAAGGCGCAGTTATTGACCAAGCAACACGGCGAAAAAACCATAGAAGCGATGCTGCCCAAATACGCGGTATCGGATTACTCGGGCAAGGCCAATCACGCCAAGTACGCCGAAGGCATTTACAAGCTGGCGGCCAGCCGCGGCCTGGACCTGCACGGCAAGAAGATCAAGGACCTGAATCCGCCGGAGTTCGATGCCCTGATGGACGGCATGCAGAAGGTGGAAGGCTTTAAAGCTGGCAAAGTCGCCGTTAGCGGCGCGGCCCATCCCGAACAGGCCGCGCCAACGCCGGCCGCCCCGGCTGCGAAAACGCCAACCCCCGTCGTGGCCAAGCCGCTCCCCAAACCAGCAGCCTCCGCCAATCAGCCCAAGCCCACGCTCAAACCGGCTGCGGCGCCCAAGAAACCCGCGTCGACCGGCCAAGCCGCGCCCGCTGCCGGCAATGCGGCCGAGTCGCAGCTGTCCGCCCTGATAGCCCAACTCAGCGCCGCGCTGGCGCAGCTGGCCCAACCGATACGCGTAGTCGTCGACGTCCAAAACGGCAACATCGTCGCCGCCGTCAACGCCGCCAACAGCAAGCAACAAAGGAGGAATTGATGCTCAGCTTCAATGCATTCGCCGGCCTCGCCTCGTCCGGCGCCCTGGTGGACGCCAGCTTCCGCGGCGTGCGCTTCGACTGCCTGAAAAGCGTGGACAGCGCGCAGCGCGACCAGGCGATGCACGAGTACCCCTATAAAGACGGGGCCGATGTGGAGGACCTGGGGCGCAAGGCGCGCAAGGTGTCGCTATCGGCCATGTTCTGGGGCAAGGGCTACCAGCGCCGGCTGCGCGAATTCACCGCCGCGCTGGACGCCGCCGGCCCCGGCGAGCTGATCCACCCGGTGTTCGGCAGCATGCCGCAAGCCCAGGTGCTCGATTACCAGATCAGCCACGAGGCCGACGCGCCGGACTCCTGCACCGTGGAAATCAACTGGGTGGAGGCCACGCCGGGCAATCCCTTTTTCGCAGCCAAGAAAAAACTGCCGCAGGTGGACGCCATTTCCTCCCAGGTGGACAAGCTGCGGCAGATGGCCGGCGAGGCCTTTTCCAAGGCGCAGGGCCTGGTGGCCGCGGCCAAGGGCGCGCTGGGCCGCGTCGCCGCGCTGCGCCAGCAACTGACCGCCACTGTAGGCCAGCTGGCCGCCATGGCCAATCAGGCGGTGGCCCAGGTCACCGACCTGCTCGCCTACCCCCAGGCCTTCGTCGCCCAGGCCAAGCAGCTGGTGGACGCGGCCGCAGACTGGCGCTTCGATCTGAAACTGGACACCGGCCCGCTGCCGGCGCTGAAGACCGCGGCCGAGATGTCATCTGCCACGCTGGCCGACTGGAAGGCGCTGCGCCGTCGGCTGGAAGGCCTGCCGGACGCGGCGCGCCAGGGCATCGCGCCGATATCCGCCAGCGCCACCCTATCGGTGTGGAGCGACGACCAGCGCCGCATCGACGCGCTGTTGCAGTTGAACGTATCCACCAAGCTCGCCTCCGCCGCCGCCGGCATCTTCGCCAGCGAATCCGCCAAGCCGACGCTGACGCCGCCGGCGCTGGAACAGATCGCCGGCGACGTGCGCGCCTCGCTGCAAACCACCATGGACCAGTGGCGCGCCGCGCTGCCGGCCGAGGACGCCTACCCGGTGGTGGACGGCCTGCGCGAACTGGGCCTGCAGGTGCAGCAGGGCGCGGCCGCGCTGATCGCCGCCAAACCGCCGCTGCTGAAACGCAAAGTGGAGGCTGCCTGCAATCTGCGCCAGCTGGCACACCTGTGGTACGGCGACAGCGAGCGCGCCGCCGAGCTGTTGCGGCTCAATCCGCAGCTCTCCCAACCCAATCATCTGACTCCGGGAACCCTGGTTTATGGCTACGCCAACTAAGCAAGCCGTCAGCTTGCAGATCAATGGCCGCCAGCATGGCGACTGGACGCACTACGCCATCGACTCCGACCTGACCGCGGCCGCCGACGCCTGGCAAGTGTCGCTTGGCCTGCCCGGCGGCGTATTCCCGGCCGATGTCGAGCCCGGCGCGATGGTCAAAGTGCTGGTGGGCGACGAAACCGTGCTGCTGGGCCGCATCGACGACATCAGCCACAGCGTGGCGGCCGGCAGCCACCAGCTGGCGCTATCCGGCCGCGACCTGGCCGGCATGCTGCTCGATTGCAGCGCGCCGCTGTTCACCGGCAAGGGCATGACGCTGCAGGACGTGCTGGACAATGTGGTGCGGCCGCTGGGCATCAGCCAGATCCGCGTCGACGCCAAGGCCAAGGGGCAGATCGAGAAGATCAACGTCGATCCCGGCAACAGCGCCTGGGACGTGCTCACCCGCGCCGCCCAGGCCAACGGCCTGGCCGCCTGGTTCGACCCGGACGGCACCCTGGTGGTGGGCGGCCCGGACTACAGCCGGCCGGCCAGCGCGCGGCTGATCCTGCGCCGCGACGGCAAGGGCAACAATGTGCTCAGCCTGGCGGAAACCCGCTCCCATGCGCAACGCCATTCCGAGCTGACCTTGCTGGGCCAGGGCCATGGCCAGGCGCAAACCGCCGGCCGCCACGCCATGCGCTACCAAGTGTTCGATTCCGACGTCTGCTATCACAAGCCGCTGATCCAGGTGGAGCCGGACGCCGCCAGCCAGGCCGAGCTGGCCGCCCGCGCCGACAAGATGCTGGCCGACGCCCGCCTGGCCGGCTACACGCTGGCCGCCACCGTGGCCGGCCACCGCGACAGCCGCGGCAAGCTGTGGACGCCGGGCCAGCGCATCGAGGTGGAAAGCGAGCCGCACGGCATCAACGGCGTCTATTTTCTGATGGCCCGCGCCTTCGAAGGCGGCCGCGGCCAGGGCAGCATCACCCGGCTGACGCTGAAGGAAGACAAGTGCTGGATTCCGGCCATGCGCGCCGGCCAGCAATCAGGAGCCAAACATGTGGCATGAAGTAGACCAACGCATACGCCGCGCCTTCAGCAATGTGCGCCAGGGCTTTCGCGCGGTGCTGACCCATGTGGACAGCAACGGCGGCGTGCAGGCCGTCCAGGCCGACGCGCTGGCCGGAGAGCGGCTGCAAGACGCCGAGCTGTTCCAGCATTACGGCTACACCTCCAATCCGCCGCCAGGCAGCATGGCCATGGTGCTGCCGCTGGGCGGCCGCTCCAGCCACAGCGTGGTGATCGCCACCGAGCACGGCAGCTACCGGCTGCAGTCCCTGCAACCGGGAGAAGTGGCGCTGTACAGCGACGAAGGCAGCAAGATCGTGCTCAAACGCGGCAAGATCATCGCCGTGGAATGCGACGCCTTCCAGTTGAATTGCAAGACCTGGCAGGTCAACGCCAGCGAACAGGCCAGCTTCACCACCCCCACGCTGAACGCCAGCGCGCAGTTCGTCGCCCAGGGCCAGATCAGCGGCAACGGCGGCCTGGCCATCCAGGGCGGCGGCGGCGCCAGCGTCAACGGCGACATCAAACTATCCGGCTCGATGAACGCCAGCGGCGACGTGAAAGCCAGCGGCAAGAGCCTGGCTTCCCACACCCACGACGCGCCCAACGGCCCCACCAGCCCGCCTAAATAAGCCACATCGCTGAACCGCGTCCGCTGCCGCCCCGCCACCCCATCCAGGACAATAGCCATGGACCCGCTGCTTGACCCATTAACCGGCGATTACGCCGGCGCCGCCACCGACACCCTCGCCAACGCCGTCTACCTGCGGCTGATGACGCCGCTGGGCGGCTGGTGGGCCGACCCGACGCTGGGCTCGCGCCTGCACGAACTGTCCCGCAGCAAGGACAGCAGCCGTGTCGACCTCCTGGCCTGCCAGTACGCCGAACAGGCGCTGCAGCCGCTGCTGCAGGACGGCCGCGCCAGCCGCGTCCAGGCTTCCTCGCAACGCCCCGCCCCCGGCCGCCTGCTGCTGAATATCGAAGTCGCCGAAACCGGCGGCCACCTCCGTCATTTCCAACATCAAGTGAGGATAGCCTGATGCCCCTGTCCACGCCCGATTTCGCCAGCCTGCGCGACGCCTTGCTGCGCGACCTGCAAAACCTGCGCGCCGACGCCGCCGTCTCGCCGGACAGCGACAACTATGTCCGGGCCAGCGCCACCGCCGGCGCGGTGGAGGGCCTGTACCAGCACCAAAGCTGGATCGCTCGCCAGATTTTCCCCGACAGCGCCGACAGCGAATATCTGGAACAGCACGCCCGTCTGCGCGGCATCATCCGCAAGCCGGCCACCGCGGCCAGCGGCACGCTGCGCATCAACGGCACCGCCGGCGCTGTCATTACCGGCAGCTTGCAACTGCGGGTGGGCGAGCAACTATACGCCACGCCGCTCTCCAAGCCGGACGGCAGCCCTTATTCGGTCAGATTGGACGACAACAAGCAGGCCGAGCTGCCCCTCTTCGCCAGCCAGGCCGGCGCCGCCGGCAACCAGCCTGACAACCTGCCGGTGGAGCTGATGCAGGCGCCGTCCGGCGTCAACTCCAAGGCGCAACTGCTCAGCATGCGCAACGGCTTGGACGCGGAAGACGACGCGGCCTTGCTGGAGCGGCTGCTGGAGCTGATCCGCCGGCCGCCGGCCGGCGGCAACCAGCACGACTACCGCCGCTGGGCGATGGAAGTGAAAGGCGTCACCGCCGCCTACGTCTACCCGCTGCGCCGCGGCTTGGGCACCGTGGACGTGGTGATCACCGCCGGCGGCGACTTGCCGTCCCAGGAAATCATCGCCAATGTGCAGAGCCATATCGAAGATCTGCGCCCGGTCACCGCCAAGAGCTGCCTGGTGCTGGCGCCGACGCCGCGCCCGGTGGACATCGACATCGCCCTCAGCCTGGGCGGCGCCAATCTCGACAGCTTCACGCCGCTGCTGCAGCAAACGCTGCAAGCCTACTTCGCCGGCCTCGCTCCGGGCGAGCGCCTGGTCAAGAGCCGCATCGAGGCGCTGATATCCGACCTGCCCGGCGTGCAAGACCGCCAACTCAACGCCCCGGCAGGCAACGTCTCCCCGGTGGCCGACGACAAGATGGTGGAGTGGCTGCGGCTGGGCAAACTGACAGTGGGGACGCTGCAATGACGCCGCAACCGCCCTACCAGGAACTGCTGGCGCGGCTGCTGCCGCCGGTCAGCTACAGCCCGGACGGCCCCAGGCTGCAAGCCGAGCTGGCCAGCGAGGGCGCGGCGCTGGACCGCGCTCAGACCAGCGCGCGCCAACTGGCCGGCGCCGTCACCCCCTGGCAGGCAGAAGGGATGCTGCCGGACTGGGAGCGCGTCTGCGGCCTGACGCCGCAGCTGGACGCCACCTACCAGCAGCGCCAGCAAGCGGTGCTGGCCAAGCTGGCCGAAACCGGCGGCCTGTCCATCCCCTACTTCGTCCGGCTGGCCGCCGGCATGGGCTACAAGATACAGATCGCAGAGCCTCAACCTTTCCGCGCCGGAATCAACCGCGCCGGCCAGCATCTGTGCCGCGAGGACATCCCCTGGGCCTGGTGGGTGACCGTATTCGGCAGCAAATCCCGCTCTTACCAGTTTCGTGCCGGCCAATCGCTGGCGGGCGAGCGCCTGACCGCCTTCGGCGATCCCAAACTGGAAGAACTGTTCAACGATCTCAAACCGGCGCATACCCACGTCAACTTCGCCTACCTGCCTTAATCGCCACAGAACGCGCGCCTCGCGCGCTTCCATCGTGCCCCTCCCCCCATCCACGCCGATTTCCCAACCGGTGTTCCCGTCCCATCTCTATACCAGGAGCGCTTCATGCAAGACCCAATCAAGCCCGTTGCTTTTCGCGACGGCGATCCTAAAACCGGCGAGCTGGGCACCATCGTCTCCGCTGATTGGCTGAACGCCATGCAGTCCGCCGTCCAGTCCACCCAGCAAGAGCTGCTGTCCGTCGTCAACGGCAACAATGGCCAGAAGGCCGACCCGGCGCGCCCAGACCAACTGCAGGAAGCGATCAAACAAATGGCTTGGGGCGGCAATGCCAAGCCCACGACGTTGGCGGAATACGGCATTACCGACGGATTGGCGCTGCGGCCGCAACTAAGCGACAAAATCGACTTGAACAATATCGTAGACGTTGGTCTCTACCATAATCCCGGCAATAACTATGCGGCCGACGGCGCCAATTATCCGGCCCCGCACGCTGGACTGCTGTTTGTTTTGCCCAATGAGAATATGGTCTACCAGACCTACCAATGTTATGACAACGCCGGCTGCTGGTATCGCTGCCGCTACCGCGGCAACTGGAGCCAATGGCAGAAACTGGCCGACGCCGCCACCACGCTGGCCGGCTACGGCATCACCGACGGCGCGACTAAGGCCGAGCTGAAAGCTGCGGTGGACGGTCTGGTCAGCGGCGCGCCTGGCGCGCTGAACACGCTGCAAGAGTTGGCTGCGGCGCTGGGCAACGACAACAACTTCGCCGCCACCGTCACCAACAAATTGGCCAGCAAAGCCGACAAATCCAACTCGCTGGCCGGCTACGGCATCAACACGCTGGCGCTGTCTACCACGCAAACCGCGCAGGTGCTCAAGACCACGCCCAATGTCTACGATGGCAATATCTATACCAACGGCACGCTGGAGCTACGCTCTACCGGCAGCGACTTCCCAGCTTTGGGCCTACATCGTCCCGGCAACAGCGCGGTGGCGCTGGTGCACAAGGGCTACGGCGCAGAGACGCTGGTGCTGAAGGAGTCAACGGGGAATGAATACCGTGTCTGGCACGGCGGAAACGATGCCTCTTTCATCAAGAGACGCCGCTATCGCATCAGCGTTGACGATAAAACCTCGCTCGACGACGCCATCACCGCTTGCGAGACAGGCTTCAACTACGGCACCTCCAGCGGTGTTACCGGCCCGTTCATCGCTTTCGGCGGCCTGGGAGAAGCGAACAGCAATCTCAATTACCCCTGCCAACTGACCGCCGATTACACCACCGGTTACGTGATGCGCTTTCGTACCCGCAACGATGACGCCAACCGCTGGAATCCTTGGCATACCTTGATTCATGACGGCCATTTGACCGGCCAGGTCGCGTTCTTCGCAATGGCCACCCCGCCCGATGGCTGGCTTCCGGCCAATGGCACAACGATCAGCCGCAGCACATTCGCTTCACTATTCGCCGCCATCGGCACCACCTACGGCGCCGGCGATGGCACCACCACCTTCAACCTTCCTGACCTGCGCGGAGAGTTTGTGCGCGGCTGGGACGCCAACGTGGATCAGGGCCGGGTATTCGGCTCCAAGCAGAAAGGATCGCTGGTCATTCATAACGACGACCAAGATATCTATGCAGGCGGCATCATCAACAATATGACCAACAAGGCCGTACGCGATGTCGCGGGCTATGACTTTGTGCCCGAAGTGAAGGATTACACCAGCGGGCTGGTTATCAATAACCTGACCCTGCTCAACCAGCAGGCCATCAGCCAGGTCTTCGGCGGTAATCCTCAAAACTGGATGTACATGACCCGCCCCCGCAACATCGCCCTGCTCCCCTGCATCAAGTACTAAGGAAATTGCTATGCAAGACAACAAAACCGTATACGACTACCATCCGCAAACAGGGGAGTATCAAGGTCCCATCGCAGCTACGCCCTCTCCGCTGGAACCCGGTGTCTGGCTGCTGCCCGCCCACAGCACAGAGCTGCAGCCGCCGGCCACCTCCGAGCGCCAAATCGCCGTGTTCCACGACGGCAACTGGTCCGTCGCGCAAGACTGGCGCAACGTCAAGCTATGGAGCATAGACACCGCGCAACGGGTCCAGGCTCGCTTGGGCGACACGCCGGACAGCCTGCGCGCCACCCTGCTGGAGCCTTGCGAATTCCCGGCCTGGGATGGCAAGGGCTGGATGGTGAACAAAACCGCTCAGGCCGCCGCGCTGATGGCGCAGACGGCTGCCGAACTGAAGCGGCGCCTGGCGGATGCCTACGCCGCCCGCCGCCCGCTGGAAGATGCCGAATCGCTGGGCATCGCTTCCTCGGCGGAGCTCGACAAGCTGGCGGCCTGGAAGCGCTACTGCGTGGACCTGGCCCGTCTGCCGGACCAGGCGCTGTGGCCCAAATTGGTGGACGCCGACTGGCCCAGGCAACCCGCCTAAGCCCAGCAAAAGCCTCAATGTCAACGGCAGCGATACGCTGCCGTTTTTGCCGTCGCCACTGAACGCTGTCCACTGCGCCCAGCGCGCGCGCTCCCGCACAATCGCCCCCATTCTTGATCGGCGACATCCGTCATCGGCCCCTGCGGCCGATTTCTCATTCCCAACGGGAGGCGTTTTCCATGCAAAACCAGCTTAATTCCATCAACAGCGCGGACGGCGTCTTCCACGACGGCAACCCCGCCACCGGCGAACTCGGCACCATCGTCACCTCAGACTGGCTCAACGGCGTGCAAGCCGTGGTGCAAAGCGCGCAGCAGGAACTGATGTCCGTCATCAAAAACAGTGGCCAAAACCCGGACCCCGCGCGTAACGACCAGCTGCTGCAGGCCGTGCAGAACATCGCCTGGGGGAGCGGCGCCAAACCCACCACGCTAGCGGGATATGGCATTGCCGACGGCGCAACCAAGACCGAATTAAAAACTGCGATCGACAGCGTGGTCGCAGGCGCACCGGGAGCTCTAAATACTTTACAGGAACTGGCCGCAGCCCTTGGCAACGACTCCAATTTCGCATCATTCATCGCCAAACAGTTAGCCGCCAAAGCAGACAAATCTTCTACGCTGTCCGGCTATGGCATTACGGATGCGGCGTCACGAACCGGCGATGTCACTCGATCATTCAGCGTCGGCAAAGCCTTGCAGAGTGTAGATGCCGTTCCACTTGGTCAGGCCCAGGACATCTTCGCCAACATCAATGGCAATACTCAAAAAACTTTCTGCGTTGCGCCTACTTGGCAAGATACCGATGCCGTCCCCCTTGCCCAAGTGAAAAGCCTGATCGCCGATGCGATCAAGTCGATAGACACCATCCCCCCCGGCACCATTGCGTTTTTCGCCATGAAAACGCCGCCGAAAGGCTGGCTGATTTGCGATGGCGCAGAGAAATCCCGTAACGAGTTCGCCACTCTTTTCAATGCGATCGATCCGACCTTTGGATCCGGGGACGGAAAAACCACATTTCGCCTACCCGACTTACAAGGCCAATTCATTCGCGGCTGGGATGCCTCCGGAAAAGTGGATGCCGAATCGCCGCGCATCTTCGGCTCCAAACAGGACGATGCCCTGCAACAGCATTCACATGCCTCCTATGCCATGTCAGCATCGATTCCAAATGTCACAGGCGCGGGGCCTGACTTCATTCCGAAAAACAGTGCGGATCGGAATAACATCGCCATGCCTCAGGTCGTTCGGGAGGCCGCAGATGCGCGTATATCCAGCGAGACCCGGCCACGCAACGTCGCTCTGCTTCCCTGCATAAAATACTGA